CCTATGCGATTAACATCGAGCAGGAAATGGCCCGCAAGCTGTTAACAGAAAATGACAAGTTAACTTATTACTTTAAATTTAACTTTAATTCGCTGTTGAGAGCCTCCGCCAATGAGCGCGCTGATTATTACAATAAAGGCATTCGCGGCGGTTGGCTTTCACGTAATGAGGCCCGCATGTTTGAAGATGCAAACGGATTTAATGGAGGCGATGAGTATTTGATTGAATCCAATTTGATGCCGTCCAGCAAAATCGATGAATACATGGACGCCAAAATTGCACAACTAATGAGCACCGCCGACAAAAACAATAACCCAGAGGGAACCAATAATACAGAAGTAATCTAATGAAACAAGAAAGGCGCACATTTACGGGCACCGTCCACACCAGGTCAGAAGGCGAAGGCATGCCAAAAGAAATTGGCGGCATTGCTGCTGTCATTAATTCCGCTACGGATCTCGGATATTTTGAGGAGGTTATTTTGCCGGGAGCGTTTGACAATGCTTTGTCTAAAGATTACGACATTCGTTGTTTGTTCAACCACGAAGCCGAGTTAATTTTGGGCCGCACAAAAGCAAACACCTGTAAAGTTTTTGTAAATGGCGACGGCAATCTTGAATATACTTGGGTTCCAGATTATGAGAACCCTACCCATATGTCGGTAGTTCGTTCTATCATGCGCGGCGATATCACGCAAAGCTCATTTGCCTTCACGATCAAAGAACAAATGTGGAGCGAGTCGGAAAAGTACGGATCTATGGGCAAGCGCACAATCAAAGTAATTGAGGATTTGTATGATGTTAGCCCTGTAACTTATCCCGCTTACGCCGATACTGAAGCCGACGCTCGCAGCATTGTTGCTATGCGTGATCAGGAGCAAGAAATTGAAGAGGCCAAAAGAAGCCAAGCCTCTGCCGATGTAATTAAATTGGCTTTATTAAGATACAAAAACCTGTAAACAAAAAAACAAAATCATGAATAAAATTAAAGCATTGAAAGAAGAGCGCGGCCGCCTGTTGGGCGAGTTGTCTACTCTGCAAACTGTGATCGAAAAAGAAGCCCGTTCTATGGCTGATTCTGAAACCAATCGCTTAAGCGAAATCGAGGCTCGTTTGGGCGCGATCAAGGCTGAGGTTGAAACCTTGGAAAAGTTGCAAAACTTGGCTGCACAAGCTGCCGGTCATTCTGCAAGCCGTGGTGAGGAAAAAGAAAAAGAAAACATGGCTAAAGATTACAGCTTTAAGCGTGCAATCAATTTGGCTACCACTGGACGCCGCGAAGGTGTTGAAGGTGAATTTTCTCAAATCGGTGCTGAAGAGTTCCAGCGTTCTGGTGTAAGCGTAAGCGCTCACTCTGTAAAAATCCCTTCTGAGGTTTTCAAACGTGATATGACTGCTACTGGCGGAACTTCTGGTTCTGAGGGTGGTGTAAACGTTCAAACTTCTGTTGGTTCTATCATTGATGTATTGTTGCCTCGCACCGTATTGCGCGGTTTGGGTGTACAGCAGTTGTCTGGATTGGTTGGTAACTTGGATATGCCAACTGCTTCAACTGTGCCTTCTGCAGGTTGGAACACTGAAAACGGTTCAGCTTCTGAAAAGAGCCCTGCTTTCAGCAAAATCACTTTCAGCCCTAAGCGTTTGGCCGCTTACATTCAGGTTTCAAACCAGTTGATGTTGCAATCTAGCAACTCAATCGACGCTTACGTGCGTAACTGGCTCTTGAATGCAATGGCTCAATCTTTGGAAACTGCTGCTATCAAAGGTGGTGGATCTAACGAGCCTACTGGTATCATTGCCAATAGCAACGTAAACGTAACTTTCGCAGGTGGTGCATCTTCTAACAGCACAAACGCTAACGGTATCGCTCCAGTATGGGCCGACGTTGTTAACTTGATGAAGGCTGTAGAAAACGCAAACGGCGAGGGTGTTGCTTACTTGACCAACCCTAAAGTAAAAGCCGCTTTGCAAACTATCCCACGCCAAGCTTCTGGTGTAGAAGGTAACTTCATTTGGGCTAGCGGTGGCGCCGAGTTGAACGGTTACAATGTAGCTACTTCTACTTTGGTTCCTTCTAACTTGTCTAAGGGTACTAGCTCAACTTTGTCTGCCATGATTTTCGGTGACTTCTCCAAGCTCGCTTTGGCTTCATGGGGTGGTGGCATGGAATTAGTGGTAGATCCTTTCAGCGGAGCTACTGCTGGTTTGACCAACGTTATCCTTAACTCTTACATGGATGTAAACTTGTTGCAGCCTACTGCCTTCGCAGTTTGTAAGGACATCGTAGCCTAATAATCTGCCCGCTTGGGGGCGTAAAAGTTCCAAGTGCCGGGGGTGATCTTGACTGCATCGCCCCTGGGCCAATATGAAAGTGAGATTTACAGCAAACCCTACAGGGCAATTTAATTTAAGTTACAACGTAGGTGAAGAAGTAATAATGGAAACTAAGCAGGCCATGCTCTTAATTGAGGCGGGCGTTGCTGAAGAGATTGCAGTATTGACGCCAGCCAAGCCTGGTAAAAAGGCAAAGCCAGTGAATCCAGAAACCGAACTAGACGCAGAATAATGTTTGTTAGCCGTAGATATATCGCCTTCGCAAATGCCGCCACAGACTACTTAAGTTTGGCAGATGCAAAAACCCATTTAAGGGTTACAAGTTCCTCAGATGATACTTACATTTCGGGGCTTATCTCTATGGCAATTGATGCCTGCAGTAATTATTTGGGCTACTCTATTCGCAAAGGGACGGCAAAGTATGGGTTTGACTCATTTACAGGCCAGCCTGCGCTCGTGAATCCCGTGAATGGTCTCAATATACCTTCGGGCAATTATCTGCGCTTAAACACGCGCTGTTTGGCTATTAACTCCGTGAGCTATGTGAACGACTCGCAGGCAGTTGTTGCTTTTGATTCTGCCGATTGGTTGGCTTCACCTGATCCGATGGGCGGGTATAGCAGAAATATCTTTTTTGAAAATACGCCATCATCTATAACGGATGATGTAATTAAGTACATTGTTGAAATCTCTGAGGGCTTTAATCCTGTTGGCACTTCATCTGTAGATCCTGATACAATTTTACCCGCAACAATTAAGCACGCGGCGCTTTTGTTGGTTGCTCAGTATTACGATAATAGGCAGGCTATCATTGCCGGCAGTATTAACAGTGATATGAATTTCGGCTTTCATTACCTACTCGATCCGTACAAAATCCAAATCATGATCTAATGAATGCGGGGTTAATGGATGTTTTGGTGAGCCTGCAAAGTTACACCGAAACCATAGATACAAACACAGGCGAGAAGCTGCAAACTTGGACGGAATACGCCACCGCCTGGGCGCAGCGTGTTGAGCAGGAAAGTGGCGCGGAGAATGTAAACGCGGACAGGCGCGAGCATAAGCAAATTGTGATGTATACAATCCGTTTTAATTCAGCCGTAGGCGTTAAGCACAGGGTGGTTGATGACAATGGAGCGCATAACATTGTTAACATTGCAAACCTTCAGCGCAATCTATATTTGAAACTACAAACCGAATTAACGCAATAATGGAAAAAATCGACGGACTCGCTGAAACCTTGGAAGCCTTAAAGGCTATGGGGGTCAGTGTGAAAAGTCGTAAACTTCAGCAAGTTTTAAAGAAAAGCGCTTCCCCAATTATAGCAACGGCAAAAAGTTTGGTGCCTGTCGATACGGGCGATTTGCGGGATTCAATCGGTTTCATTAATAGCAAGGACAATCAGAACTTTGATAAGGCTTTGATTGGTTTGCGCAAGGAGTACCACAACAACTATCTGGGCGTGATGTATGAATACGGCGTGCCAACAAGTCGTATCCAAGCAACTACAGGCCGCTATACAGGATCTATTGCCCCGGTGCGTTTTATGCAAAGGGCCGTTGATTCAAACGCCACAAGCGTAGAGGAAAACATAATGAAAGGCGTTGATCAAATCATTGCCGATTTAGCAAAGAAAAATAATTTAATATATAAATAACCATGGCAACTACTGGACCAGTAAACGGCACGCTTATAAGCATCTATAAAGATGTGAGCGGAACCTTGACTAAAATTGCAAACGCAACTTCACACTCGATGGATATCTCTAAAGATATGATCGACGTTACTAACAAAGACAGCGCAGGCGCTAAAGAATTTATTGCCGGTGAGTATGGCTATACTTTGAACGTCGAAGGTATTTTTGAAGGCGATTCATCTGTAAGCACAAGCGGTTTGTCTTACAAAGATTTGTTAACTGATTTGCTCGCGGGCACTCAATTAACTGTTGTAATGACTACCAATGTAAGCGGAGATGAGAAATTCACAGGCGGCGCTTTCTTCAGCAGCTTATCACTTAGCGCACCTAACAACGACAAAGCAACCTTCACAGGAACTTTGCAAGGCACAGGCGCCTTGACCATTGGCACCGTATCGCCTTAATACTTTTTGTCTTATATTTGTGGCATGAGCCACATTACCATTGGGGGTGTTCAGCACCCCCTTTTGTTTAACATGAACAGCCTGCGCAATGTTATGCAGTTGGCTGGGATGGAAAATTTCGCAGATCTAAATTTGCAAAAAGACCTTGCCAAATCTATGGATTTTGCACTAGCCTGCGCATTCTATGGGATCCTGGAAGGCTACGAAGCCGACGGCAAAAAAACGCCATACCCCACAATCCAAAAGTTGGGCGCATCGGTTAAAAGATTTACAGAGTTGAGCCCTGCATTGGATGGATTCACGCAGGCAGTTAGTGATTTCTTTAGCACCGAAGAGCCAGAGGGAAAGTAAAAGCCAAGGGCGACGGCGCACCGCTAACTTGGCGCAAGATTGAGCGCATCAGTTACGGCGAATTGAATCTAACCGAGCGAGAATTTTGGAAATGCTCGCCACGTTTTTGGCGTTTAAAATTGGAGGGGATGCGTGAGGCCCAGCAACAGCAATACAGAAACCAATGGGAGATCACCCGCTGGGCAGTTGCTACAGGCATGGCGCCCCACTTAAAAAAGCCAATTGAACCGAAAAGGCTGTTAACATTTCCATGGGAGGAATCCGACTATATTAGTATTGAGGAAGCGGTTAAACTATATTCGCATGTCTTTGATAAATTAACACCGGACGCCAAGGCATGAGCGCACCAATAAAAATAGTATATAACATTTTAAGCAATGCGTCAGACCTTACGGCGTTGGTTTCCACTCGCTTAAATCCTTTGCGGATTCCGCAAGAGTCTGCATTCCCGGCAATCGCTTATAATTTAGTCAGCGTAATTGCAAGCCCTACCAACACAAGCCACTCACGCACAGACTTTGCTCGTGTGCAAGTTAGTAGTTTTGGCACCACGTTTGCCGATGCGATGGACACAGCCGCCCAGGTTAGGGCTGCGTTTGAAGCTGCTACATTCCCAGACACTTTTAACGGGGTTTACTGCCAGGCTATTGAGTTCGATGGCGAGGTGCATTTGGTTGAGGATGAGGCAGGATTTGCTGGGATTTACCACGTTGCTCAGGACTTTATTATCAATTACATTTATGCCGCGCCAGTGCCATCTGGTGCTAGTTATTTGTTGCTCGAAGATGGCGCATATTTATTGCAAGAAGATAGTTATAAAATAGAATTGTAAGCATGGCAAGGTCGTTAAATATAGTAATTGGCGCAAACATTGAAAAGCTTAGACAGGGCTTTAATGATGCGATATCAGTAATAAAAAAGGCGGGCGGTGAAATGTCTGCCGATGTGGCTAAGAGTGCAAAGAGCATCGAGGAGAAGCTGGCAAGCATTGCAACCCGTAACCCAACGATGAGCACTGTCAGACAGTTGACTCAGTTGGCAATGGAAGCCCGGGCATTGGGTCCAGAATTTGCCGCGTCTGCTGATCAGTTTATAAAAGAAGCGGGTAGAATTAAAGACAGCATAGGCGATGCACGTGCAGAGGTTGGGTATTTTGCAAGCGATACGCGTCGATTGGATGCGGTATTGGGTGGAGTGCAGGCAGTTGCCGGGGCTTTTGGTGCCGTTGAGGGCGCACTTGCATTGGCAGGCGTTGAGAATGAGGATCTACAGAAAACAATGGTTAAGCTTCAAGGCGCCATTGCTTTGGTGAATGGAGTGCAAGCCATACAAAACGCATTGCAAGCCGAGAGCGCTGTGCGTATTGGAATAACTACGGCGGCCACTAAACTTTATACATTAGTAACGGGAGGCGCTACAGGGGCTACTTTGGCTTTTAGAACGGCCTTAATGTCTATAGGTATTGGCGTTGCGATTGCAGGTATTGGCGCATTGATTGCCAACTTTGACAAATTAAAGAACGCAATTTTTCCCGCTGATGCCGCGCTGAAAGGATTAAATACAACGCTCGATAAAACAATAGCCAAAAACGAGCGCGATATAAAAGTAATGGAGGCAAAGGGCAATAAATTAGGCGCCTTTGCTTTACAGGAACAGAATTTAAATTTAACGCTACAAAAGGCTCGGGCGAACATTGGTAAAAACAATAAAGAGAACTGGGGCAAAATAATTGACGATACTAAAACGGCACTAGATGTATTAAGAATACAGAGAGACAATTATAACGCAGCAGAGGCGGCCAAACAACAAGAGCACGAGGCCGAGATTTTGAAGCAAAATCAAGATGCTTATAACAAGCGTTTAGAAAAGTTTAGAAAGTACAAAGCGCAAAGACAGTTAGAGGCGGAAAAGGCTAGAAATGAATTGAAGGCAACAGAAATTGAAACTGTTGCTAGTGGCCCACGCCAAGGAATCAAAACAATTGATCCTGCGCCTATTGATATTAAGGCACCGCAAAAACTTGAGCATACATTTACGCAAATCGATTATGCGATGCAAAACCAAATTGCAAAGCAGGAAGAGTACGAGGCGAGTTTTGCGAAAACAATGGAAGGGGTAAACCAGGCTTTTAATAGTTTGACCGCTCAGGGCCTTGAGGATTTTGGTAATATGATTGGCGATTTAATGACAGGCCAAATCGGTAGCTTTGATGACTTTGGAAAATCCTTGCTTGCTTCGGTTGCTAAATTTATGCGGGCTTTCGGTTCGGCATTGATTGCAACGGCTACAGCGTCAAAGGCTTTTAAAGAGTTGCTTATTAAGGATCCAATTTTAGCAGCTGCTGCGGGTGTTGCATTGATTGCGGGTTCTGCCGTTATTACGGGAATGCTGAACAAAGGGCCACAGCCTACGGCCTTTGCCGAGGGTGGTATTGTTAGCGGTCCTACATTGGGCTTAGTTGGTGAATACCCGGGCGCAAGTTCTAACCCCGAAGTAATTGCACCACTTGACAAATTAAAGGGAATGCTAAACATGAATAACAACAACAGTGGGTTTGTGGCAAGCACTACAATTCAGGGCCGAGACTTAGCAATAGTTTTAGAAAGATATAATAAAGAC